TAGAAGAAAAATATATTAAAAAAGAAAAAGACCAAATTATATCTTCTTATAATGAACCTCTATGGATTACTGATAAACCAAATGTTAAAGCAGAAGATTACTACAACCAAACCTTTAAACCAGAAACAATATGAAAAAGAAACCAATACATAAGTACAATGGAGGAATGGGTGCTACATTATGCCATCATTGTAGAGTTATAATAAATACAGGAATGACAGATGATATATATTGCAAGGATTGTGCAGACAATAAGGTAACCTACCACAACAGGTACAGAGATAAGATAATCTTTGAACACAATGGAGATGAAGTTATTATGACAGGTGGTTCATGGATGCGGTATGGTATAGCAGATGATGATAGTATTAATATGGTAGATCCATCAGGTGGCCCTTACATTGAGTTAGGTAATAACCTTAACCACTTTTGGCCGAAAGAAGAATACCAAGACCTTATCGTAGAATCTATTAGGCTAAAAGATGGGGGAGGAGAAGCCACAACAGTTATATTTAAAATCAAATAAAGGTAGTAAAACTACTACCTTTTGCTTCCGAATAAACCCACACTTTATTACATATTTCGTAACATTTTACCCTCTAATTATGTAACATGAGAACACTACTTATTCTAGCTTTATTATGGATTATAGGCGCTTTAATTGTGGTAATAGCTGCCATGATAGAGAAGAACAACAATATGGAAATTAAAATGGCTGAAATGCAGTCAAAATTAAATGCAGTACAAATAAAATAATAAAAACATGAAAAAATTAATTGGGATCTTTCAAGTAGTCTTTTTCTTTTTGGTTGGCATACCAGCCTTTATATTGCTTTACGGGACAATTGTAGTAACCTTTGCTATAAAGGAGTTATTCATCTTCATCTTCGGGAGGCGCGAGGTCTATTTGGATAACAGATAGTATCTTCAGGTCCTTATATTTTTGTAGCACATCAGACATTGAAACGGCATAAACCAGCTTTGTCATTTTGGTTCCGTCCTTATCAAAGAAGATGCGATACGTTTTCATCAGTTTAGCCATTTGCCTTTTGGACAAGCATCTGCCCCCTTTGGTGAGAAAACTTTTTTACTTGTTGTGCAGCCACATGCGTCACAATAATCCCTGACTTTACCCTGAACCCAGTGTTCGCAATCAATACAAGTTAAGAGCCTTTCTTGCGCAAGCTGGCTTTCTTCTTCTGTTGGATTCATAGAAGCTGCATACGATAAGAATATTTCTTTTAACTTGTTCATACGAATAAATTGGTATAATTGGAGTGTTCGCCCCAGTAATTATGAGTTAAAGATAAATTATCTTTGCGATATATTGAATTGTGGCTGGTAAAATGTATGCCATGGTTGATATGGATAGCCTGATTTTCGCAGTTCCATTGGGTTCGTTTCATTGTTTGTGTTTCAATCATGCCGCTATTTGTACGCAAAGCATTGGGTAAAATGGCTAAGCAATGGTCAATGGCATCATCAAATCTCATGGTCATTTGGTGGAACGGCTCATCATCTTGCCCTCTCTCTTGCCACCCATTGATACAAACACCCCCGTAATTCATATTGGTAAGCACGTTACCTCTTGCAAATTCAGGGAAGTCAAAGTAACCCTTTGGGTACATTACATCATGCTCTAAAAAGGAAACGTAATCATATTCGCCAGTTTCTTTTGCAGCATAAAGGCATTGCATAATTTGGAGTAACTGATTAAGGTGGGACTGGGACTGATACCAGCTTCTAACTTGATAGAATGGGTTTTCAGGCATAGGCTCCCACATACAAGTTACAATGTCTGCTACCCCCTCACTTGCTTCTTTAATGCTATTTAAAGATTTATAGATTGATGGCCATATCTTTTTGTTGTTGTTATTTGAATAGAATATACCCAATTTTCTGCTCTTTGACTTAGGGTATACAAATACACTACCTTCCCTAACGCTGAAAATATTGCCGTCTATATCCAACTCCAAGTACTTTACATGACCAACTGCCGTATCTCCTATAATATCATTGTTAGACCTTACTACAAGCTTATCTGATACTACTTTATCTCTAATTAATTGAGTACAATCCTGACCTCCGTATGTTGCTTTATTTATGATCATATTATCTTTTTGCGTGCATGATACCCATTTGATTAATATCTGTACAGAACCAACCGAATTGATTAGTTGCAAATATCTCAAAACCTAGTTCAGTTAATTTCTTTTCTAGTATTTCTTTGCATGTAGGGTTGTGGTATTCAACTGCTATTTCTTCTACTGATTCAAATTGCTCAGCAGTAATATCCTTCATGTGTTGCTCATGGCCTTCTATATCCATTTTGATTAACTCTGGTTTATGGTCTGTGATTAGGCCAAGTAAATCATCAAAATTAGAAATGGTTTTGCAAATGAAAGTATGGTCAGGGAAAGTTTCATTTAACTTTTCAATCTCTCCGCATGATGCATCTACACCAATTATTTTTTTAGCTCCTCTGTTTATAAAGTATTGAGGAGTTGACTCAAATGGCTGGAACAACCACCCACAACCTAAATCTAAAACTACTTTACCTTCTACTTCTTTGATGTCGTTCCAATGTTCAAGTGGATTTTCCGACTCTACTACTTTTGTTGTCATAATAAAACTGATTTTTTTGCTGTTTCTTGTATAATATCCCAGTATTTCTTGCTAGCGGTTCCTTCGTTTATATTCAATGTTGCACTATAGGGCAACTGGTTCATGTATTCTGCTTTGTAGAATAAGCCACCGGCAGATGTAACAACACCGGCATTGTGAAATATATTTAATCTATCCCAATCCGCTTCGGTACTTGTACCCCATGAAAATTCTAATGCTGGGTGACAAATCGTTTCTGCTCCACGTTTCCAGCCATTCCATAGCACCGCCCACATGTCTGCGCACCATATCTGTAATTCGTGATGTGTTGGATCTAATTGTTTCTTTTCATTATTTAGGTGAGTTACTTCATGAAACAATCTTTCGCAATCTTTCTCCACGTCCGCCCAAAACTGCGCATCAATACCTTTCATTAGGTACTGCGCTCCGATTGAGTTTAGTTCATTATCTTTTACCAGTGATTCAGGTATGTCCACTATCTCACACATTTTATCTATTACGTCTTGGCCTTTGCCTAATATGTAGCTATGTGCTATGTACCAACGGCAATCGGATCCATACCACTTATCATCTTGTAGGAACTGCTCCCAATCTATTTTCTTTGTAAACGCAATGTCGCAATCGTGATAAAGAATAGCTTCACCATTCAAATCATTTGCTTCAAAATGCTGCTTTAATATGTTTGGACGTATTGAGGATATATAATGTCTGCTTTCTCTGGTATCATCATAAAAAAAGAAACGAGCTGGATAATTAGCCGCGAGCTTGGCCCATTCTTCAGGTATCACATTGTTAATCTTCCAGCAAACAATATCAATCATGTTGGGGTTGATACCCATTTCAATAAAGTTATTAATCATAACTTCTACTTGCCATGCATAATAAAGTGAGGTTGGTTGAGCGCAAATGAACCTTAATTTCATGTATTTTTTTTCCAAAGTTAACCGAGTTAATTAAATTAAAAAATTATTTTTTGGAATATTGGCTATGTATTAGTGCTTAACTATTAGCTGCTTCTTGTCTATGAATTTGTAGATAAACTCAGCTATGTGACCTGATAACCATGCTCCAGCTTCATCATCTACAATACCTCTGTCACTTTTTATTACATTTACTATGTGATAATTTTCATGTGATAGGGTATTGTGGCTTAAATACTTTTGCTCTATGATCATGTAGTAAACATCTATATCTGGGGTGATAACTGTACCTTCTGCATCTCCTTCAAACATCTGTTCCATTTTATGCTTTTTGTATACTTTATTAGCTTCATTTATTAATGAATCTGTAATAATAAGTACCACCTTGCAACCATAGGTAGATATTTTCAGTGTAGATGTTAGTTTCATTAGTCCTCATTTATTAGTCTGTTAATATACCAAACTGCCTTTTTTAAATCTTCCTTCCCTCCTTTACGTTTCCACCTCCACAAATACTTTATGGCATTGCCAGTAGCAAATGCTTCTTTACCATCTAATCCTTTTACTGCTTCGTCAATTGCGTCTATACACTCAATTTCCCCTACGTTATAATGTGCTGGGTGGTCTACCTTAGATGATTCTTCCTTCATGAATAGCTATATTGTTGACTTTAAAGTTACCATTCTTTTCTACTAAAATATGGGCAAACCCTAAATTATGCTTTGTGCCATGTGGATCATAGTCAGGAGCCAGTGTACAAAGACAACCTACCGACCATGTGCCAATTGTTTCCCCCTTCAATGTCTTTTCAACGTGATGGCTGGTGGTATGCACATGACCTATGATTGCATTTGATTTAACGCGTAAGAATAACCCTCTTGCTGCGTTTACTGGGGCAAATACCCCACGAATCATTGTATGGCCATGGTGCATCTGCAACTTGCCGGCCATTAAAACTACATGCTCCGCAAAGAACTTTACACCCAACTCATCAAGCTTCATTCTTTGTGGCAAGTGGTAGTACTCATCACTAAATAAAATTGGAGCTTTCTTTATTAAGTATCGCTTAATCCACGCATCATGATTGCCCTCAATCCAATAGAATTTAGCTTTTGGGAATTGATATTTTAGATATTCTATAAATTGTTTTGCATATTGGAACCACGTTCTAACATCATCAAGGCCCGGCGGTGGCGCATCATGGCTTGTAAATGGAGTATTATCCAATATATCACCTCCCAGAACAATGCAGTTCACATCATTCTTTTTACCATATTCAACGGCTAATTCAATAGCTTCATTGTCTTGGTTAGGTATGTGAACATCAGAAAGCCAAAGAATGTTATTGCACTCTTTTGGCAGAACTTGAAATTCTCTTTCCTTACAATTTGAAGGAGGTAATTGCGGATTGTGTTCCATTATGTTTCTTGTAAGTTTTCTGCATTTATCACCAATTGAACCAGTAATAGTTCTAATCATTGTTCTGGCAACTTCTGGATTATCAAACAAATGAGGATGTCTTTCAAATGCTATCTTTCCCAAGTTGGCTTTAGAACTATTAGGGAACTCTAATAAAAGCTCCCTGATTATCTTATTCTTGATTGTCGGTCCTGTGTGTTGATTTGGCATTATGCTAGGGTACTATGGAATACGCTAAATTTATCCTTTCTATCATCAAGACCATGAGTCCCTCCGTTCACACGCTTTGTTACTGCCACTACTACATCATGGCTATGTCCTTTATCGCACACGTCCCATAGATTATTCTTATGGAAGAAGAAGGCTGCTGAAGTAAGTGGATATTTGGTAGCCACTAAATCAGGATCGGCCATAATATCATCATCTACAAATTTATCAAACGCTGCGTAATTATCCTTACCAGTAAGCTGGATATAACCACGACCTCTGAATTTAAAACCATCTCCACTAGCTTCATCACCATTACCCATGCGGCCACCATAAACTTTGTTGGCAATTTTTTCAGGTTGTCTTGCATACTTTTCTGCTATTTCTGTAGTTGGGAAATACTTAGGGAAAATCTTACGAAGCCCATCAGCAGAGTAGTTCAAGTTTTCTTTTACAAACTTAAAGTTACCGCTTTCATGAGCGCATTGAGAAAGGAAATGAGATAATCTTAGTGGACCATCTATACCAAACTTCTCCATTATCAGAGGTATTTCCTCCATTACGTTTGCTGGTATTTTCTTGGATAACGCTTCTAGTTTCATTTTATTTTATTTTAAAGTCTTTATTAATACCGATTGAATATGCTCCAAAAGTTCCACCAAAGGCACTTTGCGCTCCGTAGCTTAAAACGAAAGAGTAGTCTTTCTTCATTGGGATAGTATAATTGAAATCATACTCCATTGTTATGTCTTTATGGTAATAGAAGTAGCCTATTGCAGCACTTACGCTAAAGTTTTCATAAATTGGGAATGTAGCCATAACTTCTTGATAAAAGTCTTTGCTATCATAAGTCCACCAACCGCTATTAATACCTACTGCCGTTTTGCCAAAATACTTTCCTACTTCAATAGTTCCCCCCAATAAATTTTTAGTATCGTTTAAAGGTGTATTAAATGCTACGTTAGGAGCTGCCATAACATAGTATTGAGCTTTCCCTTTTAACGCAAAACATAAACATATTATTGCTATAAATCTCATTTCTTTTTCTTTTTAACGGCAGCTTTCTTAATTGGTTTTTTAACAGCTCTTTTGGTTGTCTTTTTCTCCAACTTTGGCTTCTTGAACACATCATATATAATAGATCCTAAAAGAGCGATGGCTAAGGCAATTGCTCCTATCATGAAGTTGGAAAACTTATTAAGAAGGGTTATCATTCCTTTGGTTTCTTTAGCCCCTATTGTTGTTTGAATGTCTATTAGGTCATTAACATACTCTAAAACAGGATAAATTCTTCTATCCATTTCTCTGGCTTCATCATCTGTAACTATGCCATCGGCTGATATTTGAGCAAAATAATTGTCGGCAGAATCTATGTACTTTTGAGCTTTGTCGCTTACTTCTTTTTCTTCTGGTGTTTGGTAAGTCTTTAGGTAAGCAGCCCACATTGTATCTGTGATTGCTTTTTCCTTTTGAATAGAAACTAAATCAATCTTACCGCCCTTTATGACTTTAATTTGGTCTTGTATGGCTGAGCCGTAATAGTCAAACTTGCGGCTCAAATAAGGCTGCGGAACTAATCTATCTTCGTAAACGCTTGTTGCGGTCTTTTTAATTGTGTATTCTACATATTTACCAAACCCAGCAACAGCTAAAATTATGGCAGTTAATATAATTAATAGCGTATTTTTCATCGTTTTCTTTTAGTTTTTGGTTGTTCTTTTTTTATAAATGACATAGGATCGGATGCAAATTGACCACTTATTTTTAATACTCCTTGTATTATTTCTGGACTATTCAAACCGACTAAACCGTATGCAATAGCTTTATACATAGAATCAACCTCAAACTGCTCCATAACAAACCACGCAATAAGCGAAGCTATCATAGAGCTTATCATTTTTTTAGCAACATCTTTACCCGACTGCTCTTCATTAGTGGTAACAAGTCGAGCTACCATACCGGCAGCCCCAATGAGTAATACAACCCATCCACCATCTAAAAAATGTGCTATAAAATTATCCAACTAAATTAAAATTACTTACGATCTTCTTTATTTTGTAACAAAATTAAAATCTGCTCGTTGCTTCTCTTGATGTCTTTGATATCATCTCTAATTTCTTTCTTATCTGCCTCTAATTGACCAATACGAACTTCATGGTTTTCATACTTCTTTCCGTCCTCTTCAAATTTACCAGTTAAGGCATAGTAGCCACCTAGTATTGTGAGGATTAATACAATTAAAGATGTTTTTGATTGCCAAGTACGTTCAACTTGCTTTTCAATTGTTGCTTCCATTTTTATTCAGAGGTTTTGTTGCCTTTAAAATTTCCAATTAAATCTCCTATCTCCTTTACAGAAGCTAATCCTAAAGAAGTACATACTAAAACCACGGTACCCCATACCAATGATTCGGCTGGGACTACATGACTTTCACTATGTGAATTAGAATAAAGTGTCCAGTATAAGAAACCGGCACCAACGATTCCTACTAATCTTTTGCTTGAATTTGGGCTATCTGCTGAGAAAAACCCTGCTACCCAATTGAATAATTTTTTCATATAAATAATAATATTAAGAGTACTAAAATAGCGTAAACAATAGCGAATACATACCCCTTGATATTATGATTTATACGTTTCATTTTTTGAGCTTTGTATAAATGTAAATAACAAGTAGGGCAATAAGAACAAAGAACAAGAACTTATAAAAGTTATTGGCCATTTTCTTCTTATCTTTTTCAACTATAGTTTTGGTGATTGTTTCTGCCTTTGAAATGTTGGCAGAATCTTTTTTGGTTAGCTTGGATTCAGATTGCTTCTCGCGGCTGCCAGAAGTCCAAGTTTCTGTGTACTTTGGAATGGTTATCATACTATCTTTGGTTACCCATAGGGTATCGTAGTATGTTATTGTTTTAGTAAAGTATTGTTCTTTTTCTATTACCTTTGTAACACTGTCATAGAACGTAACTCTCACACTATCAATGGATCTAGTTACTGTGCTGTCCATTCTCCTCTCGGTTTTCTTAACCGAAGCGCAGCTACAGAAAAAAATCATTATGATAGCGAGTCTATTCATCTATCAAAAATAACTTTTTTCTGCCAAATTCTGC